CCGCGAGGTGGCGGAGATACTGGGGATCGCCTACCAGACTGCGAGGCACTGGCATAGCCAGGGCCGGCTGCCTGCGCCTGTCCGGGTGTACAGCACCAAAAGTAAGCGCTGGGACCGCGGCGAGATTGAGCGGTTCGGGACTGTCGAAAAGGAGGACAAAGCATGAATGCGAAACAGATAGCGATGGCATTAGTGCCACATGTCCGGGCGTACCTGGTAACGAAAGTACACGCCCAGGTTTGGCGCGAGAAAATGGATACTTGGGCACGGGCAGAGCTGGCAAAGTTTGAATACAAGACCGCTGCCCGGTGGCTGGAGGGTAGGGGCGGTGTTGGACTGCCGGCACGGATCACGGACCCCAAGGATACCTACCTGATGGATGAGGACGACTATCAGTTATACCGGGAAGAATGGCAGTATTTTGTGGATGGGCTCAACCTGGGTTTGGAGCCTGATATCTGCCCTGCGTTGATGGCGGAGGAGATGGAACGGCAGGCAGGAAACCGGCTACTGGAGTACGGCTGTCAGTTGATTAACCTGCCCGGGTTTAATCTGGAGAGCCTGAATATCCGGTTAGAGTGGCGACAGGAAGCTATAGACCTGATGTGTGGTATGGCCTGTAAGACTGGTAAAATTAAATAACCGCCTGTCCCGCCCTGCCCCCTGGGACTGCATCCTGGGGGGCTTTTTTATTAGTCCAGGACATATTGCAGGCGTTTTCTCCCGCCCGTGCTTGTCTCTTCGAGGTGCAGGCCCTGAGATTGGATGAGGTGCTCGATTATTTCGTCTAGTTCCCGGGCTCGAATCTTACTTTTTTTGACGAGCGTCCAACGTTCCATTTTTCCGCCGGCGCGAGACAGAATTTGTCTCACCCGTAATACCTCGCCGTGAAATCTGTTTTGGCTCACGTTATCGCCCACTAGCCTAATCATGCGCCGGGTGAGGTATTCGGCTAGGGCATAGCCCCAGGTGGCGGCGGGAAGGTCAATGGCGGGGCATTCCGGGTCCACGGATATGGCGTATAGCAGGGCGAGTTTATCGGCGTTTTGCGCTGTCCTGGTCCACAGTGTGGCTAACGGACTGTCCGCCATGGACTGTATTTCCTGGTCCTCTTTGCGTACAAAATCGAGGGCGAGGGCCTGAGCGTCCCGGGACACATTGATTGTTCGGGCTTCGGGGGCCAGATTACCGCCACCGGGGTTGTAGGCGCCCCACCATTTAGCCCTGTCCAAGATGTCCCCGGGTATATCCCGTTCCGGGAGTATACGCCGTTGCGGGTGTACCCCATCCACGTCAAAAATCAGGGTGCGGGCCAGAAACCCATCCGTGACGGCCTCTTCTGTGAGCCCCTCATATAGAGATGTGGGGACTGTGGTCCCGTGTATGATTGCGTGCGGGTCCTGGATGCGCTGCCCGCCTTTTTCTTTGTCTGCATACCTGTCCGTTTCGTAGAGGCTGCCGGATGATGTGTACAGGGTCAACAGTTTACTGATTATTTCGTAGGCGTAGGGATTTTTTTCCGGGTTTTTTGTCGCCTTTAGGAACCGCCCGAACTCATCCAGTTGGAATAGCAGTGCGGGATTGACTACCAGTGCGTTGACCAGTGCGGACCCGGACTTAATGCCTTCAGCGTGTAAATGGGCCTGTCCCGACTCTACCAGGATGCGCCTGTTGAGTGACCGGGCGTGCTCTTTGCCGGCGCCTGACGGGGCGACGCCGCACACCATTATATTAGGGCGTGTGCCGTAAATTGTTTTGATTTTGCGTGCGCATAAGACAGCCTGTAGCGCCAATGCGCCGGCGAGGGCCAACAGTGGTTGTGGTTTGGGGGCTGTGTCCAGGTTGAACCGTATCACGTCACCCATAAACCCAGGTGGATATAGCAGAGTATCCGGTATCGGTTCTTCCGTAGGCTTGGTGGTCTCAAACTGTGAAAGGAACGGTTGCAGGTCTACCCCTGGCGCCATAGTAATTGGTGCCCCACCATAGGATTGATACCCCTGCCTAGCAAGGGCCTGTGCCGCGGCCCGGGCATCCCCATCATGTTCGAGCAGGGTGTATGCCCCGAATGCGCTGTAGCCTCTGTTTGGCTCAAACGGCTGTGCGTTGGAGCTGAACACATAGAACACATCCCCATTCCATGTGGCACTGTGGTTTCCGCCCTCTTTCCCCGGACGGCGCCAGAGTTGGTTCCCCTGTGTCTCACCAACGGGTTGCCACCCATGGTTGGTGAGCAGTTCCGCGAGGTCACCCCGCTGGTTATAGATATCTCCCGGTTTATTCCCGGGAATATCCTGTTTGATGGTGTGGACTTTTTTCGGGGGTGTCACCTTGGGTCCTGCCAGGGTCTCTAACAGGTCCTGTGGCACGGGGACTAGCGGAAAGGGTGCGTTGATAATAGCGGCTTTACGGTGGGGCCTGTCCGGGAGGTTATCCCCCTTACGGTTCCATGTGCCCGGGATACGCGCAATCCGGGCAGCGTTGGCAACAGCGGTGTCAATATGCACCGTGTCCGTGTCAGCCATGGACGCGCAGGATTTCAGTATGCGATGTACCAATCCCCCGTCATCCGCGGGCAGGTCTACCCGATACAGCAGGTAGAAACCATTACCACTGTCCACCTCGATGGGTTCCGGCCAGCCGCGGGCGGCTAGAGTGTTACGCAATCCTGTAGCAACGGTGTGAGCGCAATCTTTTTCGGCCTGGGTCGCCGATATGCCGGATGGCCTGTCAGGGTCCACGTCAAGAAACAGCCACTGTCGCCGCAAAATGTCACTATCGCTTGTTGTGGCGCCCCTCTGTGCGGCTGTGAGGCGTTTGTTTGCCCTGGCGAGCAATGCAGGGGCCACCGGGTTGATAGTGACGTATACGCCCGTGTACAGTGCCAGGGCTGATATTGCTGCGGGGACATCCTCAATGCTGTCGTAGTTAAAATACCCAGCCTCCGTATGTGGCGTGCGCCACCCGGGGACGGTGGCGCCCAAGGCCCGGACCTCGAACGTGTCGCCGGGGCGGAACAATAGACGTAATGCGTTTTCCATTTTGCAGCCTTATTAAAACGGTATTTCTTCCTCATCTTCATCCCAACTTATTTCTTTTTCTTGGCTCTGACTCACCAACGCCATTTTTGGAATGGGTCCCAGCACATAATTTATAATCCGTGGGAACGGTTCCCCGGCTACGGTGCGTACCGTGATTTGTGCGGGTGTCGCTAGTGCCCCTGCGTTTGCCAGTTTCACCGCTTCACCGGCGGATGTCGGTGGTGGCACGCTGGACCGTTCCTTCCACCATTTCTCGAACCGCTCCCTGGCCCAACCTGTATGCTCAGGGCAGACCCATTCCGAGACAAAATTGACACCGACCTGATATTCGATGCGCATTGTTTGAGGAGTCCCCGCATTAGCGCCTTTTTTGGTATGCGGCGTATAAAATACGTGTGTCACCTCGTAGGTATTTTCAAGCACATCCCCGGATAGGATGGGTGTCCCGTCCGCCCTGTACCCATGTATTTCCCGTGCCGGAGGGGGGAGTGCTGCCCCGCAATCTGGACAGATTTGATACGCGGCGTGTATGAGTGATCCGCAATTCGGGCATTCCTTGACGGGGGATTCGCTACCATTGTTTCCTGCCCGTTTGCCCCGTGGAGTCACGGCATCGACAGGCCCGTGCCGGATAATATTTTGACCGTAGTCCAAAATCAGGCAATATTCTTTGCCCGGATGTGTTCGTGTTCCGCGTCCGACTACCTGTACATACAATCCTGTCGAGGCTGTGCCAAAGAGCATGACGACGGTATCAACGCAGGTCGCATCGAAGCCCGTCGTAAATACGCGCACATTGACTAAATATTTCAGGGGCGGATGCGTCTCTAACAGGTCGCCAGTAGGAATGCCCTTAAAGCGTTTTACGATTTCCGCACGTTCCAGGGCTGGAGTATCTCCGGTTACCAGTCCCACTTCCTGTTGCGCCATTTCGGTCAGGCATTCAACCACATGTTTGGCGTGCAATACACTGGCTGCAAACACCAACACGCTTTTCCGGTCCCGGGTCAATTCAACAATTTCCTGGCAGGCTGACCTGACCAGATTCTTTTTATCAAACGCTTCGGCCATCTCAACCGGCAGAAATTCGCCGGCGCGGATGTGTACATTAGACAGGTCCGCTTTCGCCTTGCCGCTCTTTGATTTCAGGGTGCAGAGATACCCTTGGTGGATCATTTCTTTCAGGCCCGCTTCATAACATATGTCATTCAGTATATTTTCCGGTGCGCATATTTCGCCGCCGCGCAACCGATACGGTGTGGCGGTTAAGCCGATGACGCGCATGTGCGGGTTCACGACCTTGGCATCCGCCAAAAATTGTCGGTACATACCCTCGCCTTCAAGTGGGATCAGGTGCGCTTCGTCAATAATAACCAGGTCAAACGGACCCAATTCGCAGGCTCGCTGATACACGGATTGGATGCCTGCTACAATCACCGGGTTCTCGATATCCCGACTGTTTAGACCTGCGGAATAAATGCCCACATCAATTTCGGGCGCATGGTCCATAATCTTTTCGTGGTTTTGTTCCAGCAGTTCCTTGACATGTGCCAGGACGATAACCCGCCCGTGCCATTTGGTTACGGCGTCAGAAACCATCTTAGCAATCACATAACTTTTGCCCGTGCCTGTCGGCAGTACAATGCACGGGTTATCGTTTCGTGTGCGGAGATATCGGTAAGCCGCCTCGACTGCGGCCTGCTGATAGGGGCGTAGTTTATTCATACGCATTTACCCTTATGATGACCAACCCCGGGGGCATAGGCTCGCGCATCCGGCACTCGAAGCATTTTATCTGGCTGTCGTCCTTATACAAACCGCCATCCTGTAATGCGTCCCACAGGGCCTTCTGCACGTTGTCAATATCGCGTCGGCGCTTGTCAGGGGGATACAGTTCTACACGGAGATGTACATCGGTTAGTAGTTGCCTGACGTGCGCCTGTCGCAAAATCCAACCGACGCGCTCCCTGTACTCGCGGCCTTCGCGGCTGATAATGGTACGCCCGCGCACATTCCGGTAATAGTGGTTGATGGATGGGGGCCAGGGTAATTCAAATTCCTGCATGGGGATTCCTTGTGCGAGGGTCACCAGTGTGACCCCCGCTTTTCCGGGATAACAACTAGCGCTGCCAGGGGGGGGTGTCAACCACGGACTGAGCCGAGGATACTGCCGGCGGCGCAAGCAGGGCCTCCTTTTTCTCGAAACCTGCGATCTCATTGCCGATGGTGCCCGTGTCCTCCCGAGTCCTACACTTGACGTGGATGACCAGGGGCAGGTTATGCAGGGCCGCGCTGTCCCGAAACGTCATCACGCCGACGGCGTGCGCGATTGCGGACAATTCACGGCGGGCAATCTCGGAGGCCGTCTGGTTCTGGTTCAGAATGTTCAATTGTGCCCAGCACTTGCGCCCGCGATAAGGACCGTCAACAACCTCAAACGTGAGCTTGAGGTATTTGCCCAGTCCCGATTTCGCGTCCTTCATTTCACTGTCCGTAATTTGGGCCAGGTACTTACCCGCGGGAAGCGGTTCCAGGGGGCGGGAGGGATCAATCGTCTTTGCGTCAAACATTACACCTAGGTCTGCCATTGTAAGAGTGTCCTTTCTTTTGTTAGGCAACTTTTTTCACGCCGTCACCTATGGCGGCGATGAACGAATTCCAATTAAAAGGGATGACCGGCGGCAGGCTGTAACGATTTTTCGCGACCGCCCTGTCCGTGTCAGCCGTGACAAGCACCCGCTGTTTGTCCGCGCCCATTCTGGCGAGACAGATAAAATCCGACCATTCGATAAACACGCTCAGATAGTCGTCAGGAATGTCCGGGGTCGTTTTCTCCACGGTAACCCCGTCAATGTCCGTGATGTCGGTCCGCTTGGCATGTGCCAACAGAATGAGTGCAATGCCCTTTTCGATAATGCGGTTGAATTGAGGCAGCAATGCGGCATACAGGTAGTTTTTAAGCACCTGTTTCCCATTGCCGTAACCACCGTGCGACTTGTTCAGCGTCTTGTCCAGGGTCTTCTCCCCGGGGCCGCACCCGGAGACATGCTCCTCCAACCGGCGCAGCAACCAGTCCAGGGAATCAATGCAGCCAACCCGGTAAGGATGCTGTTCCTTCTCAAGCCCGGTCAACCATTCACTGATTTCCAGCCAGGTTGCCAGGTACGGGGTCCGATGGCAGGG